CGGAACTGGTGCGAGCACCGATGCACGGCTTGTGTCCTATCGCCCCGGCCAGCTTTGGGCTGATTGTCTTAACACGTTCAAGGTTAAGATAGCCTTTAATGACATATTAGTAGTGGACAGTAATGGAGCTACCGTTAATGGGCTAATCTCATCCCAAGGCACGAGTGCAGGCATCAACCTCGCTGCCCGCGATTTCGGCAACAACTTTATTATCTCGGTCAACACCAGTGGTATTCTCACTTTCTATTCCGCTGCCGCTCCCCGAGCCACGTTAAGCGATGCTGGCGATCTAACAATCACTGGACAATTCTACGGCACCGTTGCTAATTTCCAGACCCCAAATGCGGGGACGACTGGAGGAATTAGGCTCAAGGGCAACGCAACAACAGGCAATGCGCTACTACAAGTAATTGACAGTACAGGGGCTGCACAGTGGTCGTACCTGCATTGGCAAGCAGACGGTTCGCTGCATCATACTGGTGCTTTCTCTGCTGCTGGTAACATCAGTTCACTGTCGGACAGGAGAGTGAAGTCTAATATCCGTGGGCTAACCAGTGGGCTACGCATCGTGAACGCTCTAAGGGGTGTTAGGTTCATTAAAGATGATAAGCCTGACATCGGAGTGATTGCACAGGAAGTGCAGAAGCTTGTACCTGAAGTAGTAACTGAAGGCGCAGATGGGATGCTGTCCGTAGATTACGGACGCCTCACTGCTGTTCTCATTGAAGCTGTTAAGGAGCTAACCAATAGAGTGCAGAAGTTGGAGGCTGCACGGTGACACTGCCAGCATCAGGAACGATTACACTGCATCAGATAGCTGCTGAGTTTAGCCTAGCTAACACAGCGATCTTTCCTAGTGCATTCTATGGTAAGGGTGGAGCACCAGCGTCAGGGACACTAAGGTTTTCTGACTTCTATGGCCGCTCTGCAAGCGCAGTCAATGTTACTATAGCTCCAACATCACAGAACACCAGTGGATCAACCAGTTCTAAGGTGTTTGCACCGTCAACCGTTACCGTTACTGGAGGAACACCATCTGCTTACTTATGGAGCCTCATTAACGCTGGTGATGGTGTTTGGTCAATTAGCAGTGGACAGGGAACAGCAACAGCAGTTGCTCAAGTTACTGGAGCATTACCTGTAGAGCCTTGCACTTGTGACTTCCAGTGTGATGTAACAGTTGGTGGCTCGCATTACTACGCAACAAGCAGCCACACGTATACAAGGACTTGATGAAATGACACTTTATCGTGACTTGAGTGGTAATGGTGGCGGAGCACTAATCGACAACCCTGCACTTGGCGGTGTTGTATACAGAGGCACAGGATCACCTAACGGTGTTATCACTGCTAACGTAGGATCGCACTATCATCGCTCCGATGGTGGTGCTCTCACTTCGTTCTATGTCAAAGAGAGTGGAAGTGGCAACACTGGTTGGGTCGCTAAGTGAAGCAGTACAAACAGATAAGAGGTTCGTTACAGGACCAGTTTCAGAACTCGCGTGCGAAGGTGCAAATCTTTGGCGGCGGTTTCGCCAATGGAAAGACGACAGCAGGTGTCATCAAAGCACTCAAGCTCGCTAAGGCTTATCCTGGGTCTAATGGTCTTATTGCTCGTAGTACTTATCCTAAACTCAATGACACCATTGGTAAAGAGTTCCTAGATTGGTGTCCTGACAGTTGGATCAAGCGTAGAGCGTTGTCAGTAGAGAACCTGATTGAGCTAGAGAATGGAACGGTTGTTAACTTCCGCTACGTGCAGCAGCATGGTAAGAGCGGTGAAGGCTCAAGTTCCAACTTGCTCTCAGCTACCTATGATTGGATCGTTGTAGATCAGATAGAAGATCCTGAGATTAGTGAGAAGGACTTTCTTGATCTGTTAGGCCGCTTGCGTGGCAATGCTATCTATGATGGCGACGATCCTACTATGCCTCGCACTGGACCACGTTGGATGCTTGTGCTGTGCAACCCAACACGTAATTGGGTATACCGTAAGCTTGTCAAGCCTGTGCTGGATCATCGCATTGGCTTGTACAACCCTGACTTGTTGGTTGACAGAGATACTAAGGAGCCAATCATCGAGTTGTTCGAGGGATCAACCTACACTAACGCCGAGAACCTTCCAGAAGATTACATTCAGGGGCTGGAGAGTGCGTATAAAGGACAAATGCGCGAACGCTACCTGATGGGAGGGTGGGGTGCTTTTGAGGGCTTGGTTTATCCGCAATATAATCAGATGGTGCATCTACTCCCTCAAGATCAAATCATTGATTACTTTGCTAGGCAAGTTAGAGAAGGTCTTAGGCCCGAGATTATCGAAGCGTACGATCATGGCATTGCGGTTCCTGCTTGTTACGGCATTGGCTTTAGCGACAGCTACGGCAACGCGTTCTTGATGGGAGGTTTCTATGAAGCAGAACTCAGTCCAGAAAAGATCGCCACTCGTATCAAGGATCATCGTAGAGAAATTGCCAGAGAGATCGGTTTCGATGCAAGTTTCCGCCCTGTACTCGCAGACCCGGCTATCTTCAGAAGAGGTCCAGGTAGTACTCAAACGGTCGGTGTTACAGTCGCCGGGATGCTTAGGGAACTCCAAGTAGGCTGCACTAGAGCGAACAACAACATAGTGAGTGGGTTGGCTAAGGTACAGAGCTATTTGGAGATTGATCTGAAGCATCCTCATCCAATGACAGGAGAGTTAGGATCACCACGGTTCTTTATCTCTAATCACTTGGATTGGTGGGATCGAGAGATCGTTGACTACTACTGGAAGAAGGACACCGCAGGACAAGTCCAGGATGTGCCCAACGACAAAAACGATCACGCGATGGACATGACTAAGTACTTCTTCACCAATCGACCTCGTTTAGCGTTGTATGCGCGTCGAGTGTTCAACTCTAAGCCTAGCTATATGCGTTGGGGTGAAGTTAACGACAACACTACTCCTGATAATAGGAAGCACCGTTATGGCTGAAGAATATGATCCGATTGAAAAGAACCTAGAGCGGGTCGGTGCTGGTCGCGGCGGCAAGAAGAAGGCTGTCGTTGAGCCTGTCTATCAGATGGTCGGTGACACTAAGATACCTGTAACTAAAGCAGTTGGCTTGGTGTGGAACAGTCGTAAGGAGCAGGGATTACGCAACCGCAAGGGATCAGAAGATGCCTGGAGTGAAGCGATCCGCTACTACGACAATGACCAACTCATCCATCGCACTTCAAGCGAAGAACGCGCAGGTAACAAGCCGGGAACAAGACTTAGCGGTGAGTGGAGAGAGACTGAGAACGTGGTGTTCTCTAATTGCTCTATCATGGTTCCAATGCTGTATGCAAAGAACCCAACCATTACTATCACTTCAGATATTGATGCTAACCTTGAACGTGCCAAAGGGATCGAACGACTTATCAACACGCTGCTTGCGAAGAAGTCGCTCCCCGGCCTTAACGCAAAGCCGAAGCTACGCCGCACCGTTCTCACGACACTGCTAACCAACTCTGGCTTCATCAAGATCGGCTTTACACTGAAGCAGGATGGGAATGAAGCTGCTATTGCAGAGTTGCAGCGTATCTCGCAGGACTTAGAGAATGCAACGGACAAGAAGGAAGTAGTGAAGCTTGAAGGTGAGTTGATGGCACTCGAAGAGAAGATTGCCTTGCTCAATCCTTCTGGCCCCTTCATGAAGAACCTTCTACCTGATCGTGTTGTAGTTGATCCTAGCTCTACTGAGCCTGATGGCAGTGATGCTATGTGGATGATGGAGTGGGACTATCTACCAACGAGTTACATCAACGCAGTATATGGAAGCAAACATGGTAAAGAAACGCGGTCGGTATACTCGCCAACGCACATTCTTGACGCCGGAACTGGCAGCACTAGTGATGTTGAAGAGCAGGTCAACACGTTTTCACTCTTCTCCTCTGCTGAGGACGCAAACGCCGCCACTTACGGATACGACAACACAGTTGCCTTCGACAAAGCAAAGCACACAAAGGTTTGGTACATCTGGGACAAAGCCACAAGACGAGTCCTAATGTATGCAGACAACCACTGGACTTGGCCTCTGTGGGTGTGGGATGATCCACACAAGTTGCCTCGCTTCTTCCCGTACTTCCGCTTGTGGTTCCATGAGAGCACCAACTCCCACGCACCGAAGGGTGAAGTCACGTACTACTTAGATCAGCAGGATGCAATCAATGAGATTGCAGATGAAGTCAGGCGCGGCAGACAGTGGGCGCGGCGCAACGTGCTGTATAACAAGAACGCAATCAACCAAGAGGACGTTGAGAAGGTATTGAAGGGTGACGATGGCACTGCGCGTGGTATTGACCTTCCAGAAGGTAGTAAGCTTGCAGATCACATCTTTAGCTTCATTCCACCGGGATTGAACATCCCAGAGTTCTTCTCTCCTGATAGCAAGTTCCAAGCAATCAACAGGATCACTGGTATCAATGAAGCACAACGTGGTGCTCAGTTCAAGACCAACACCACGAACAAAGCAGTGGAGACTTACAACAAGAACACAGACATTCGTGTTGAGGAAAGAGTGGACTTGATTGAGGACTTCATCGCTGACATCAGTTGGAACATCTGCTTGCTGTGTTGCACAGAGTGGGATGCAGAGGATGTCTCTCCGTTCATAGGACCGGAACTTGCGAAAACTTGGCAGAAGGTTAACTCTCCTAGAGAGTTTGAGAAGGAGTTTGCAGTTAGAGTGGAGAGTGGCTCTAGTGCGAAACCAAATAGCCGTGAGAAAAAGCAACAAGCAATTGAAATGGGACAGGTGATGGGGCAGTTTGCTTCTGCTTCTCCTGCTGTTGTTGTGCTGATGCTTAAGATGTTTGAACGTGCGTTCGATGAGTTCACTGTCGCTGATGAAGATTGGGAGCGCGTCGAAACAACGATGATGCAGGGACTTCAGAAAGCTGGCGGTGGTCCCGGTGCACAGGTGCAAGGTGCGCCGGGACAAAAACCTCCTGGACCTCCGTTAACAGATGAAGCAATGCTGCAACAACTAAAGATGAAGATAGCTAAACTCCCGCCGCAAGCGCAAGCTAAGTTGCAGGAAATGGTGCAAGCTGGTGTGCCTCCAAGCGAAGCATTACAACAGATTGAGGCACAGTTGGGTGGACTACAACCCTCGTAAGAGAGAAGGACGAATACAATGCTTCCCGATGAAAACACTATCACCGACAACATTGAACGCAACATCGACATCGCAATCGAGGCACAGGATGGCAAAGCTGAGACTACGCCAACAGAAAACAAAGAGGGCGAAGATGGTACACAGCAGCAGCCTCAAGATCGCCCAAGCGGTGATGGCGACAGTGGCACACAACCGAAGCCTAAGCAAGAAGGAGCGCCGCCAGCACCAAGTGCTCCTCATCCCAAGGACTTAAAGCTACAAGATGGAACAGTAGTCAAGGGCGGGCCGGAACGTAGGTTCTATGAACAGCGTGAGGTCGCACGAGCGCAGCTACACACAAAGGAACAAGAGCTTAACAATACACGCAACCAACTAGCGCAGGTGCAGAACGAATTAGCTGCTGTTCAGCAGTCTGTGCAGTCATTACATGGTATTGCGCCCGATCAACTTGCGTTGGGAGCACGTATCATTGTGGATCTTCAAAGAGACCCCCAGGGGACGTTGAAGAAATTGCTTGCAGAAGCGGCGGCACAAGGCTATAGTATTGACGACATCGGAAGCGGTGTTGACATGGCTGCAATACAGCGCATGATTGACGAACGCTTACCGCAACAAGACAACAATGAGTACCAAAGCGACGAGGAAATACTTGACGAAGCTGCTAACGAAGCAAATGCTTTCTTTGGTAGACACCCCGACGCTAGACCGCATGATAAGCTACTTGCGACTGTCTTGCGAGATCACCCCGGCCTCGATTTAGAGGACGCGTATTACCAAGTCAGAGACGCCTTCATTGAGAAGGGTTATGACTGGTCCCTCACTCTCGAACAGAATGTTGGAGTGGTGGGCGCTGATCCAGCAAATGCAGGTGGTCAACAACAACAGAATAGAGCACCCTTACCCGCAGGAAACAACGCGGCGAATGCACCAATCAATTCTGCTGAAGTAACCACTCTCGCATCCGACGATATGGACACTGGAGACATCGTGCGACAAGCGATGAGAGAAAGTGGCCTTAACATCTAGGAGAATGAAGTGGCACTAGCAACCGTACTTAACTCGACGCTTACTAAGTCGAGGCGGAAGCTAATCATGGCGTCAGTACGCAGCAATGCGCTAATGGCATGGGCTTTCGCCAACGATCGCGTCGATTACGAGGATGGTGGTTACGACATCACCAATCCTCTCACTACTGGTCGCAACCCCAACGTAGCATCGTACGAATACTACGATCAGCTACCTGTGGCACAGACCAACGAGTTCACTACGGCACGGTACTACTGGTCACGTGTGGCTGGTACTGTCATCATTTCCGATCAGGAAGAAGATGAGAACCGTGGTGAAGCAGCCATCTTCAAGCTTATGAAAGCCAAGATGGATGTCCTGGAAGAGAGCATCAAGGAAAAGTTCAGCGAATATCTATACGCAGCGGGCGGTGGTACTGATCCGTTGGGTTTGGCTTCGCTTATCCCTGATGATCCCACTACGGGAGTGCTCGGTGGTATCAATCGTGCTACTGAACCACAATGGCGCACGAGTTCGTATCAGTTCGCTGGTGCATTGAACGCGAGCAACATTGAGGAAGCGTTTGACGACATCTTGCTCGATCTTACGCTGAAGAGTGACAAGCCTGATCTTATCCTTGTTGGTCGCAACATCTATCGCCTGTACCGTGCTGCGGTTCGGGAGAAGGTTGTGTTCAACTTGAGCGATACCAGCAATGGTAAGCGCATGATGGATCTTGGCTTCACTGGCATTAGTCACCAGAACATTCCAATTCTCTACGATGAGGATTGTCCGGTGAATAAGGCTTACTTCATCAACAGCAAGTACTTGAGGACTACAATCCTTAAGCACGTGAACATGAAGGTGAAGTCCCTCTCTGCACCTTGGGATACTGACGCTCATGGTTCAAGAGTTGTATGGCAGGGCCAGTTCACTCTATGGAAAGCATATCGTACGCACGGTGTGCTCAACAACTAACGCTATTGGAAGGACGAAACAATGGCAAGAATACGCGCCCGATACGCTGTTAAAGGCCCGCGGAAGGAAATGGTCACTTACCAAAAGTGTTGGATGGACCCTGAAGAGAAGTCTCTCCAACAGGAAACCGTCACAGAAGAACGTGACTGCTACATGATCTACTTTCCGCAGGGCCACAGCATTCGTGTAACATCGTTCGAGCAACTTAAGTCTATGGGCTACCATCTTAAGCCTCGAATGGTTGATATGGAAACTGGTGATGTTATCGACATTGGCGGTGATCCCTACGACTTCGCCAACAACCCACAGGGAGAGGTTGACCTCAACGTGTTGGTTGAAGATGAAGAAGTAGAGCACCGTCCAGCGAGAACCAAAGTAAGGAGCGAATAATGGTACAGAGAGTAGCATCGTTTCGCAACCGTAGGTACAATGCCTACGTCCCTGCGATGGGATATGCAGCCGATGTAATCCACGGTGCTGCGTATGTTGTGGATTTCTTAACCCCTGTCGCTGCTGTGGCGACGAACATTCTCAACAGTGTTGCTGGCGTGTCTGGCACTCCGTTGACGGTGTTCGGTGCGGATACTGCTGATGCTCCGTTCGGACGCAATGTTACGAACGGTGCTGGTGGTTCTGTTACCATCCGTGGCAAGGACTACCTTGGTCAAGGTGTGACCGAAACAATCGGTGCATCAGCAGCGGGAAAGAAGGCGTTCAAGTGGATTGACGCTATTGATCCCTTCACTGGTGCAGTGATTGTTGGTTGGGGTGCATTGCTAGGACTTCCTTATCGCATGGCTGCGGTGATGGAAGAAGTAGCTAATGGTGTTGAAGCAGCGCCTGGAGCTTTGGTTCCCGGTTCGCTTGTTGATCCACAGACCTCAACCACTGGTGATCCGCGTGGTACTTACGCCCCGACTACTGCACTCAATGGCAGTAACCGGATTATGGCTAAGTTCCAGCCGTACAACATCCTCAATGCCAATGGCAACGGGGGATTGCACGGTATGCAAGCGGCCTAAACCCGTCATTCGTGACGGTAGGGAGTGGTCTAAGCGTATATTCGTCCTTGCGTCGAAACCACTCCCGCTTTCTTTGAGGGGTCGTTATGCTCAAGACACTAATGCAACTGACTGTTGACACGGAGCGGATGTTATACCAAGCCGCTGGTGTTAACACTCAAGTGTATGCTCAAGATGTCATAATGCAGAAGCTGCAACACGCTTTTGACCATTGCTTCACAGCGAAGTTTTGGCCCTCATTTGTTCGACGCGAGGCAAGGATGCTGGACGGGATTACGGGGAAACCTGTGCTCCCGTTCAGCCTCATTAAAGAGTGGAAAGATGTTAGCGATGTCTTTAGAGCGAATAGTCAACACCCAATCCCCACCATGCCCCTCAGCTACAACCTGTTGGATTTGGTTGATGGAACGACTCCAAGATTTCTCGAACCTACAGCAGACGCAACGCTGTTCACAGTCTACCCGCTAGGATCAACTGGCAACATTGTGGTGGTTGGACGCGAACGCCCTGCTACTGAGTTCATTATGACAGATATAGTGCCATTCGACAGCCTTGCGCTGTGTTACTTTGCCGCCTGGGATTACCTAGTTGATGATGCAAGTAACGCTGGCGCTGCTGCTAAGATGCAGGGGCTGTTTGATAGCAGAATGAAAGCTCTCGAAGATGCAGAGTTCGACAACGTGGTGTTGCTGAACCCTCGCAGCGAACAAATCCCTACACAGTGGAATTAGTATGCGCCTAGAGAAGATCATGCCGAAGCAATTCCGCATATCACAGAATTTGCAGCCAGCAACGCTGCGTGAGTTCAGTGGTGGGTGGAATGTGCTCGATGATGATATGAACCTAAGCCACAAGTACGCTAGAATAGCTTACAATGTCTATGCTGACAGCGACGGAAGCGTATCAGTGAGGCAGGGCTATAGACTGTTTGCTAACTGTCTCCCCTATCTCTCCACTCCCTCGTATGCAGTTGATGCTTACTACTTCAACTCAGCACTCATCGTTGTGTTCAGCAACGGAGAGATATGCAAAATCCTTGGCAACGGCTTAGTAGCAGTTATCTGGAATAATGCTATAGCAGCTACACTTCCAGGAGCACCTACTGGTTGGCATACACTCGACTTCGTGTCGTTTGCAGAGTTCAATGACCACTTGGTGATCTGCAATGGACAAGAGAAGCCTCTAGACATAGACAACCAGTTCAGAGTGGAGTACTTACAAGACGCAGCCACCAACAGCAACCTTAACGTGCCTATCTGCAAGTACGTCACTTCTATTAGCCGTTACCTAGTGATGGCTGGTGATCCACTGGAGCCTGATCGTGTTCACATCAGTGCTCGTGATGCTCATGGTACATGGTACGGTGACGACGAGCCTAATGATGGCACAAGGCTTGATGTTGGCTCTATCTTATCAGGTGCAACCACTATTAGAGGCTTACTCACCTTTAGGGGTAAGCTCATTGTGATGTTCGCAGAAGGTCTGCTGTTTGGACAGTTGGGGGATTACGATGAGAATGGCAATCATACTCCCAACTTTGAGGACGGAGTATCCGGTTATGGCTCAATCTCTCATCGCAGTGGGATTGCTTACGGTGACGATGGGCTGTTTATGGACCTTGAAGGAGTGCCTAGTATTAAGCGTACTGCACTGTCAACGAGTTTCAAGCCGGAACGGGTTTCCGATCTTATTGATCCAGAGATAAAGGCGGCACTAAAGCCACTTAGCTTTGAGGCTATGGAGAACCATGTATTCTCAGTGTATAATCGTGCCAATGGACAATTCATGTTGTTCGTTCCAAATGCCGAAACCGTGGCTGAGACAACCGAAACTCGTGCTTTTGTCTACGGCTATCGTCCCTCACTCCAACAAGAAGCTTGGAGCTTGTTCGGTAACTGGAACTTCACCTGTGGTGTTAGATCACTCACTGGTCGTGTATTCTTCGGGGATAAGGATGCAAAGATTTGGGTGCTAGGGAGCGATGATGACCCAATCTATACAGATAACGGTGCACCTATCCCCTTCGATTGGGAATTACCGTGGCTTGACTTCGGACAAAGAACTAAGAGCAAAACTAGTAAGCATATATCGTTCGATACTAGAGGGCTTTCCGAGTTCGACACTCGAATGTACGTTGATAACTTCTACACCAACGCAGGAGTTGACAGTCCCGCACTCACAACTGAGTTTAGTGGAGGGGGACAAGGACACTTTGGTGGAGGACCACAACCTTATGGCGGTGGACGGAACACCGCTCGTAAGTGGCATTATGTGTGGCCTTGTAAGTTCCAGATAGCGAAACTTAGGTTCAGTGGATTGAGCGATGCGGGCTTAAGCTTCGTGTCGATCTCCCTGCACTATCTCCTTGGGGGGATCAACAGATGAGCATTTACGGATACACGTACAAGGGCTTTAAGCTCATCGACTTCAACTCCGACAACTGGCATGGGGATGAATGGTATAACTGGACACTCCTGGACAGTCTCATGGAGGCTTCGTTCGGTGATGTGCCTCTCCCTGTAGTTGGTGGCACTGCCAATGCAATTACACTGGACTATACACCGGATCGGGTGCTAGCTAATGGCCTCACTGTGGTGTTCATCCCTAATCTTTCTCCTACTGGTCCAACTACTATTGCAGTAGATGGGCAAGCAGCAAAGCCACTACTCGTGTTAGGCGTTCCTGTTGCAATGGGAGACTTTCTAGCTGGTGAGCCTGTTAAGGCTATATACAATGGAACGAGCTTTAATACTGTAGCACCGCTGAAGAAGTTCTCACAGATCAACATCATTGCTGGACCTAGTGGAGCTACTCCTCACCTTGATGCCAATGATCTAGTGATCTCTTCAAACCAACCATCAGGGATAAGTATACTCACTCCCAACAACTCAGTAGCCACAATAGCGTTTGGCGATCCAGAGAACGCTCTCGCTGGCTTTATTCAGTACATTCACACCACTGATGAGCTTGTCTTTGGTAGGAACGGTATTACTGCTTTAGGGATAGGCCCAACTGGCCTCAGAACATTGGGTCCAATCAGAATGGACCTCACTGGCGTCAATGACTTCGTTATTGCGGAGGACACTAGCCCTAACACAGTTAGATTTGGTTCGTCTGCCACCATCAATGGGCTTCAGATAGATACGGTATCAGGACTAACTACAATCCATAGCGGCCTGAATGTCACTGGCACTACCTCTATTAGTGGCAATCTGCTTGTTAGCGGTACGATCACAGGCAACCTTGCTAATCCTCTTCCAATTACACAAGGCGGTACAGGAGCGACTACTGCTTCTGCCGCTCGTACTAACCTGGGTCTTGGCACCATTGCCACACTGAACACGATCAACAATGATAATTGGGCTGGTGCTGATCTTGCCATCGCTAATGGCGGTACTGGTGCCAGTGATGCTGCTACTGCTAGAACCAACCTCGATGTGCAGCAGTTTGATGCAGACTTAGCCGCTATAGCTGCACTGACTACAACTGCGTTTGGCCGCTCTATGCTGACTTTAGCTGATGCAGCAGCAGCACGCTCACTCACTGGTGCAGTTGCTGGTATAACAGCGTCCTTTGCTGCTAACGTACTAGATATACGTCTTGGTTTCAGCACTGGACAGACCATGATGATACAGGCTGGTATCGGAACACTTGGTCCTGATGGTCTAGGTGTAGTTACCTTCCCAACGCCTTACTCTATTGCTCCGTTTGCAATGGCTAACGGTGGGTTGAGTGTTGTGTCTGATGATAGTGATGTCCACAACTACGGAACGCCTACTGTCTCCGGTATGAATGTCATCAATGGTGGTGGTGGTACTGCCACTTACACTTGGATCGCAATAGGACAACTGTGATGAACTTTGCTGATGTAATGAGAAATGCAGAGCAAAGCAGGTTGGCGCGGGAAGCCTTGCAGCCTGCAACTCCTGCTCCTGCGGCACCCGCAGCGGTAACGCCTCCGCCAGAGATCATTGATCCTGCTAAGATGGCGATGGCTCGCAGTGCTGCGATCAATAGAGCAACGCTCAACTTGCGCGCACAAGGGCTTAATCCTGCACTCTACATGGATCAGATCAACGCAGAGTTCGATAGAGCAGCAGAAACTGCTATGTTGAGCAAAGACCCTTACTCAGTGTTCGGTGACGACATCGCAACAAATGTTGTGAAAGCTGTCAACGAGGATAAGAGGCGTGAGTTCACAAGCAACTTTGAGAACAAGTTTGGGCAGAGTGCTGATCGAGCAGCATTACCAAGCACTATGCTCGATGATGCTATCAACAAGATCATCCAAGGACAGCAGACTGATGCACAGAGAAAGCTAGAAGCTGGCAAAGCACGAGGTATCTACAACGATGTAGGATACAATGCTGGACAGCAAGCGATCAATACCGCTGCGGGAACAGCAAGGTCCGAACTTGGTAATCTTGGTAGTGGCCTTATAGATCAATGGCGCGGTGGTCTTAATGACATTGACACGAAAGCTTGGGACGCTTACCAATCCTTTACTCCAGGCGATACTACCTTCTCCCTTGATCCGTACATCGGAGACAGGACTGACTATCTAGGCCGCACCACTTCAGGTGCAGAAGGCTCTCTTCGCAGCACTATAGGCGGAAAGAACTTCTTTGACTTCGGGAAGATCGGCGGTGCTGTTGGTGGTGCACAGGGAGCACTCAATCTGCGTGATACTGATGTAGCTACCGCACTAGGGGAACGTAAGAGACTTAACACACAGAGCAGAGGGCTAGGCTCTCAAGGAGCGTTCTGATGCCACTTCCATTAGCAGCAATCGGTGCTGGATTAGGAGCAGCTGGCTCTATTGCTGGCTTCCTAGGTGACAAGAAAACTAACAAGCTTGCTAAGAAGGCTTATGAGGATCAGAAGAAGCTGTCTGATAAGCAGTCTGGCATCGCTGACTACATCAGCCAGTTAGCGAAGCAAGCAGCTACTACTTCGTCCGATGTCTACGATCCTAGTGGTGGGTTTACTCGCTTCAACCCTGCTACGGGCAAGTACGAGTATGCTCTAGGAGCAGAGCAGCAAGGCATCCAAGGCGCTTCGTACGGAGAGGAACTGTTACGTAACACAGTCGATCAAGGAGTGCGACGCCAAGGACTGCTCGACGCAGAACGAATGCGCCAAATGGCGAGTGGTCGGGCTGATAGAGCATTAACTGATATTGACGCGGCTCGACGAGGCATTGGGATGGTTGATCCCGCTGCCGTTGCTGGTCAACTGATGGCTAGCCGTACAGGCCAACTCAATGCAGGATATGACGATGCTGAACGCGCTGCGAGAACGATGCAACTCCGTACTGGATCTAGTGCAGTTGGTGACGCTCTTACTTCTCTTGCGCGTGATAGGGTTCGTGCACAAGCAGGTTTGGGTACGCCTGGCCTCGAAGGTCTTGAGTTTGCGGAAGGGATAAACCAAGGACGCAATCAGCAGAACTACGGTGTGTATGGACAGATGCACGGCATTGGTAGCAACTTCTACGATGCACAGTTTGCTCCTTCTACGTACGAGCAACTTGGCAGAGAGAACCTTGGCAAGCAGATGGACTTCGACATGAGCAAGCTCGATCTTGCTATGGGTGGAGGCTCACAAGCTGGACAGACTTTGGCTAATGCTGGAACTGGTTTGCGCCAAGGCTACGATGCTTTCGCCAAAACACGTGTTGCGTCTCCAACTAGTAAGCTACTTACTGGTCTAGGCAATGCTGCTAGTAGCTTCGCTAAACCACCAACCGGAGGCTAAGTTATGGCCGACACAGCAGGTAAGCCGAGGGAAAGCGTTGCTCTAAGGGCTAGGAACAAGCGTCAGACTACGACCATTCCTACTCCAGAAGTGCAGCAGTATGGAGTTTTCACTCCAGGGTATGCAGGATACTTGCAAAGCACTGCTGCGGATCAGAGCCAAGGCTCTAGTGCCGCTTTAGCAGCAGCTAATGCTTGGGCTTTACGCAATGAGAAGAGAAATGAGCAGGAGAGTTACGCTCAGATGCTCAATCGTGCACAGGACTTGCAGATTGATGCACAGAAGCGTGATCTCTTCGCTGAAAGAGAAGCTGAT